AGCTTCTCCTTAGTGTGACTGCTCTACCATTCATTCTACTTTATTATACAATATTTTCTGCTTCTCCGTCAACTGCGGAGTATTCCTCTCAAAAACAATGAGCATCAAAGCCGCGTGCCCCGATGCTCATTTGTGATTATCACTTACCCCACGCTGAACAGTGAAGTGGTAGGTGTCGGTACTCCGTCCTTGCCGATGTAGACCGCCGCAGCCTGGTGTGGCTTTCCGTCAACGCAAACGAAAACGTTGCAAAGTGCGGCATTGCAGGTCTCACCAACGGACCAGTAAGTGATACTTGTGCTGCTCACTACGCCGACTCGGTAAACGACCGTCAATGCGTCCTCGGGCAGGATGTCCGTGTAAACATTATTCCGGCCTTGGTAGATACGGCTGAACTCCTCGCCGTTGACAGAACGCTGCAGCTCGTAATACACACCCTTGTGCTTGCTGTCGTACAGTCTCGACCATCTGATCTCACCGCTACCGCCAGCACGGATGCCGCCATAGGACAAGCCGTGAGGGGCGTAAGGGCTGCCGTCTCCTACAACCTGAAACACAGGTGAGGAATATTTGTAAATGCCAACGTAGCCCTCTGCACCTGCCCTGTACGCGCCAAAGTATATGTCAAACTGGACCTTGTCCCAGTAATTATAACTGCTGTTGAGGGTTTGAGTGAAGCTTCCGCTTGAGCCTGAGCCGATATCATGGTTTCCTATGTACCAAGTCTGTCTTTCTTCACTCCAAATATGTGCCACCGCACCGATAATGCTCACTGTATGACCGACGAGGCTATTGCAATCGTAAGTGATCTTGTATCGGTCGTAATGTCGGAAGCCTTCTATGCTCACGCTAGCCTTTGGGGTGGGATCACTTGCACCGCCCGCCCAGGTGAGAACTTTTGTCTCACCGTTGCCAAGCGTGAGGATCACAGACTTAACACCCTCATCATATGGGAAGCTCGCTTTTCTCGTCCTGAACGGAGAGCTTGAGATATCACGTTCTTCACCGTTGTAAGAGAGGTAGACCTCTACTCCTTCCTCGGGCAGCTTTATATACTTCTCAGGGCTCACTGTCACGTACAGCCTCTCCCCGTCAGTCTCGATCTCAATGTCGGCAAGATATTTTTCAACGTAATATCTGCCCGTGTTTGTATATAACAGCTTCATTTGTCCACCTCCTTAAGTGAGGAGAATGAACAAGTCACCGTCTGTCATAAAGTCGGGCAAAGTAGTGCCGTAGCCGATGTTTCGAACGACTGACATACCGCTGCCGTCAGACTTCGCACGCATATCTCCGTTCATTACACCGCCGCTTGTCTTCAGATACTCATCAGGTGAGAGTCCGCCAAGCTTTGCGGCATTTTGAGCGTTTTCCACCGTGGAAAGAGCATCCACTGTGCTTGTTACATACACTCGCTTGTCCGATATCATCTTGTCGCTTATGGCGGTTGCATTCGTGGGAATACTTACGGTAGCAAGGAGCAGCTCCTTTATATATTCCGAATCTTCAGGTGCTTCTGTGCCGTACTTTGCCACAAGACTGAACTCGCCGGCAAGTGTGTCAAGTCTCAATACGATACTGTATGCGCCGCTGCCCGCAAGAGTCATGGAAGTGTCGGCATTTCGCCATGCCATGTAGCCTCTGCACCAGGCAATACCGCCGCTTACCCATACAGCCATTCCTCCCGCGGGAGTTACCTTAAAGCTTTCCTCGCCCCACACACCGTCAGCGTAGAAGCAGGAGATCATCTTTGCAAAAAACGCAGAATCCACCGCCTTGTTGCCTCTCGGATATCCGTCTGTCGTTTCAACGATCTCGGTAGAATCAAACATCCCACCCTCGATCAGTGTTTTTATTTCAGCCATTGTTTCCTCCTGTTATTGTAGTTTTAATTGATTTTTCAGCTTGCCTATGTAGTCGCGCTCCTCGCCAAACAGAGGGAACACCGTTACACTGCCGTTTTCCCAGACCGTGTCAACACCGCTCACCCTGAGTTCAAATGAGAGTCCCGTTTCCGAGTCAGCCACATCGCAAATGTCGCCGAGAGCATAGTCTGCGCCGTACCTTGGAAGCGCGGTGACGTCACACTCTGCACTGACTGACAAGCTTTTTTTATACTTCGAGAGTACCGATCTTCCCCGCGCCGCAAGTGCTTCCTGATACAGCTCCGCAGTCAAATAAGCCGTAGGTGCGATATCCTTCGCGCTGTAGTACATCTCCCGTATCCTTATACCCTCGCTTTGGTCAACCGTGACAACAGTTCCGTCTTTACCCTCAACGTAAACAAAGTTCTTCATGCCGCCGGACTCCGTTTCAATATCAATGGAGCTGACGTTTTCAAAGGAGGAAGAAAAGATCGCAGGCTCAATTCCTGTTTCAAGGGAGCTCTCGACCGTTCTGTTCTTGCCGTTTACCACACGAAACACAGGCTTGCCACTCTCCGGGTCAAGCTTTACTGTAAACGACGCGCCAAAGGGTCTGAGGATGGAGTATAACCATTCCGCGAGGTCATCCCAATCGTACATAACAGTTGTGTCTCCGCCCACAGATTCTGATTCACCGATAATGAAATCAAAATCCCTCATGTTTCTCTCTACAACGTAGGCTACGATCTCATCGATGTTTCCGCAAAGAGTTTCGCTGCCGTAGATGACTCTGTCGGAGAGTAGCGACTCAAGCATCCTGCCGCCTATTTCGCAGTCTCCGTCCTCTCCCGTGATGATGTAGTCGATCCTGCCGCACTTTATCTCTCCCTCAGCCGCGGAAGTGGAAACGTAGACCGCCTCCAAGACCTCGGGCAGGTGTACCCTTGGAAAATGCAAGGTGAACGTACCCACTTCAAAATATCGCTCGCTCCACACAACGGAGGTGAAAAAATCCACAGGTCCGCTTATGTGAGAGAAGTTCTCATCCAGAAAATACAGTTCCATAGCTCACCTCACACACCGTAGTACAGGGGCGAATATTCAAGACAGGCATCAATATATTCTCCACCTGAGTCCGCCCTGATGCTGACTGTTGATTCGCCTCTCGGCAGGGTGAAAAATACGCTGTCACGGGTAAACTTGAAGCATCTCTCGCCGCCCAGGGTGATGTTCTTTCTGCCACGCCTTGTGTCAATGGCCAGCACATCCCCGTCAGATAGCGTCAAGAGGCATTTAACCTGCTTTTCTCCAAGGCTGACCGAAGGATTTGATACGCTTCCACCGTGTGCCACGATCGTTAGCACAAATCCGCAATCCGTATCTCCGCCATTGTCAACCTCCTTACGGTCAGTCTTGCCGTACAGTCCCGCGGTAACACCCAATTCGGGCGTAAAATTCATCGGAAATGTGAGAAGCGGCATCGCACGGCAGAAATCCGCTTTCTTTTTTGCACCGTCGCTGAAGAATACCGCAGGGGAAACGAAATTGAGAGTCATCACAACAGGTCCGCTCGGCACAGGTCTCTCGAAAAGAGGTATACCGCATGGGATAACGGATATTCTTCTGTGCACGCCGAACAGACTGACATCAAGCACTCCCTCATACTTGGGGTCGAGCATTGATACTATTCTGCGTTTTTCTTCTTCCCCGGTTGCCGAGTCGATCTCTGCAGTAATCGACAGCTCCCTCTCGCCAAAGCGTCTGACTGAGGGATACCCTCCATTAAGCGAGGCATACGGCGTGATCTTAACGTCAAATCCCGTAGAGTCAAAACCGCGGAGTCCCCCTGCAAGTAGCTTCACTGAGCTGTCCGGAGAAATCCGCAGTACCTTGCCGCATGCCTCGTAGGTAATAATATAATCCTCTGTCATTATCTGAACAACGCCTCGCTTTCTCGCTTTTTACGCTTTGCATCACGGTAGTAGGACACCGTCTTTACTCGCACACTTTCCTTTCGCTTCTCTGTCGGTTGCTCTGCTCCGTAATACTTATTCTTTTTGTTATCTATATTAGTCATACCCGCGCCGCCAATTCCTCTCTCATGCGTGAGTAAGCGTCGATCTCTGCACACAGAAATCCAATGAAGCTGATATATGCCGAAATATGCTTCTCCGCATTGTCTCCTTCACCGCAAATAGCCGTACCCTCACCATCGCCGAACAAGCTGTCGAAAAACACTCGGATAACGTCACAAAGTGATGCGCTGCCGATAGTCCCACAGCGAAGCGCATGGCTCAATTCTGCTATCCCGCGGCTGACAGAAAGAAAACAGCTCTCGCACATTATGTTTAGTGGGTAGCATCTCCCCATATATTCCCATTTCTTATTCATTCCCAATTCCTCCTATGAAAATTATTCCTTGGGGACAAAAATTCCCGTGGACATAACAAATCTGCCGTCCCGTCCGTCACCTCGCGTGAGAAGCTTGCCGACAACAGTAAGCAAACCGCGCTCCTTGGAGAAGGATGATGGCAGAACCTCATACTCTCGGAGCACAGCAACAGGTGCACCCGGATAGTTTTTGTCCTCCCCGCACAAAACAGTCAGAATTTCCACTGCAGAATCCTCCCACAAAGGAAGCGCCTCGGATATTTCGCGCAGTCTCACAGCCGCAGCCGCCTCAGAAGCACGCCTGATCTCATAGCTGATTTCGCTTGAGAGCTCGGAAACGTCTGAGCGAGTCATATTCTCGTGGAAATAGCGGCGACTGAATATCTCGCCGACTGTTTTCTCGTCAAACAGGAAGAAACCATCTCCCACAATACTCCACACAGGGCTTTCCTTACTGCCTGTGTTTATGTAATAGAGGTATGCACTCTCTCCGTCTGAATGCTCGCAAATAAGGGAATATGCGGCTCTGTATTCAGCCATGCCGTTCTTCTCGCTTCTCACCTGCTTTATGCCGTGTGTAGGAACTATATATCCTCTTACACCGTCTGACCTGACATCACGGGCAGCAAAGTATTCTTCGATCTTTGAGAGACATCTTATCGCCGCGCCACGCTCTCCCGCAGTTTCACCGCATCTCACCGCCAGCTCAAAGCCGACAGATTGGCAAAACGTCTCGCGCTTCACCTCTCCCGTGAGGAATACTGCCCCACATCCGTCGCGCCACACCTCGGGCATGAACGGTGTCATATCAGCATCACGAAGAAGCGCGCAAATAATCTCGGGTATAGTTTTTTCTTCCATAGTCAATTCCATAGTCACCGCACCTTTCCTAAATCAGGGTAATACGAACGTGTCGCATCCCATCCCGTCCGTTATCGAAGTACTCTACTCGGGTCACTCTCGTCTCTCTGCCGTCAATTATGCAAATATCTCCTCTGGCGCATCTCGGGAGCGGCACTTCCTCGCCCATTTCGTTGGCGCATCTGCTCTTTCCGATAAAATAGTACAGTCGAGATTCACCGATTTTTCCTCCATCACTGTCCCAGCGCTCACTCTCTTCTATGGCAACAGAGGAAAGTGTGAACTCATCGTAGCCTGCCGAGTATTCTCTGTCCTCTCCGTCTCCCAAAAAGTGTCTGTAGCGTGCACTGCGGCTTAAAAACATACCAAAGCTCATCCTATCACCTCAGATCCATCTGGTGAGGAGTCCGCATTTCATGAGCTTTGAGACCGCCGCAGGACATACTGCCTGACCGCCGAGAGTAACTTCAAGAGGCTGTGCATAAGTAACCTTTGCGTCTCCCAGTGCTTCACTTTTCACAGCCGCACCGCCGTTTTTTATGTACTCAAGCTGAAGCTCACAAGCCTCGGCAAACTCTGACTGCTGCTCACGGCTCATCTCCTCCACAGTAATCGGATAGATGAGGGAAAGAAGAATATCTTCCCCTCGTCTGTCGTTCATAACGCTCATCTCATCCACCCAAAGGGCTTAGCCCATGTAACGGACTGCAAGCTCAGGATAAATGGTCTTGAATGCGTAAAGCACGTCCATAGACAGCATTTCTCTCTTGAACTTCATGTCGTAGCCTCTTACAACGCGAAGCGCAATGCCGTTGTATGTAGTAACGTAGGACTCAACGCCTGCAGGAGCCTGAAGAGGTCTTGTGATGAACGCAAATGCATCGGGATGGAACACAAGGTTAGCCGCGTGACTGCCAATAGCTGTTACTTCAGCAGATGCAGACGCAGTAACCTTCGGGTAAACGGATACTGTAACCTTTGTGCCGGATACTGTGCCGTCAGCTGTTGCAACGTAGTTCTTGCCACCGATCACAAGAACGTCACCCTTAATGATCTTGCCGTTACCTGTGAAGTTCATTGTAATGCTGCCTGCATCATTTGCCGCAGAAGCAAGAGTAAGGGAGAGTGCGTTTGCTGTGGTCTGATGGTTGCAAACAGCCTGAGACATATAGTTCTCAATGCCGAACACCTTACCGATAGCACCTGTGCGAAGTGCAGAGCTTGAGCCGCACTTTTCCGCGTTAACGATTGCGGGAACCTGCTTAAGCTGTGATGTTGCAAGGGGATTCCATACAGCGCGTCTTGTGCCTGCGGGAACCTTGTTCATGTCCAGCGCATAAGAAGCAGAAGCAATGTCGTTAAGACCTGCGGGAGTTGTACCTGCTTCACCTGCAACTGTGGGAATATCCTTGTAGAGTGCGAGACCCTCTGCGTTGATCTTTTCCGCAAGAGCAACAGCCGCAGGCTCAATGAACATTCTTACAACGGAGTCAAAATCGCACGCAGCCTCAATTGCGCCAACCTGCATATCAACTGTTGCAAGATGGTCGAGGGTCACATCAATTGTGTCCTTCTGCATGTTCTCGGGAGCAACACCGGTAGATGCATCAAATTCTGTTGCGGTAAGCTTAACGGGGCAGCGTACAGAGACTGTGTCGCCCTGCTTTGCCGCGTTGCCTTCGATGTTCTCCTTATACACAAGATTCGGGAACACAAGATTGTCGATCAGTCTGGGCAGAGCCTCTCTTGCGATCTGCTTAACTGAAATATCAAATTTTGCCACTTTCTTTACCTATCCTTTCTTTTTTCCATGACGGAGCGGCCTACCGAGGCTCATTTCATACGCTAACACGTCCGTTTCCTCATGCCGCTCACTTTGTCAAATTCGTTTGATCTGCTTGTAATAGTCCGCGTCGCTCATGGTGTCGGGGTCAAGGCTCTCGCCTGTGTGGGAAAAGCCTGTTCTCATCCTGACGCCACCACCTGTAAGCGGCGCTTTTTCCTTTTGGCTAAAGAGATACGGGTCACTCTCACGAAGCGCACTTATCTGCTCCGCGATGCCGTGTACACCGTCCTCATCAACCGTTACCGCACCCATGTCGATTATCTTTGACACAAGGTCGCGGTTTCTCACATCCGCCCTGTCAAGCTCCCTCTCAAGGGCAGAGGTGCATCTGATACCTCGTATCTGTTCCTCATAAGCACGGCGCATCTCACCTGTGTCACCAAACTCCAGTCCAAGCTCGCCCGCTTTTATGAGAAACTCGTCATAAGACAGCTTACCGCCGCCGAAAACCTCGGAAATATCAGCCATTAATATCCCCTCCGATCCACTTACTGCGATATTCATCCACGGTAATAATGCCCGCCTCAAGCTCACTGAGATCACGTGCCCTCTGACTCTCGCTGTCATTCCAGTATGAGTCATCGAAGGTCACGTTCACAGCCGCATTCTTGTCAATGGGCAGTCCGCAGACCTCAGCCCCGCACCACAGGAGAGCTTCCACAACACCACGCAGGAACGATGCCACATTTTTCTGATGCTTTGACGCATTCTGTCGCATATCCTGTCTCTCTCCCATGTACTGCGTAGCGGTAAGTCTTACTCGGCCGCCAAGATCTCCGAATGTGTAGTGATGTGTGCCAAGGCCGCATCTGAATGACAGATAGTTCAGCTGGCACTGTACAGCCTCGGCGTTTTCAGCGGTACGAAGCTCGGGATTGTGCTCTGTTATCATGGGATGATCCGCAAGATCGGAGTCGCCAATGGTAACAAAGAGCTGCTGTGCCACGTCGTCCGGTGTGAAAACGTTGCCGTACTCGTCTCGGTTTACAAGAGTCTGATTGATGAATACCTTTTTGCCGCCAAGCTTGATATCTCGGCAGAAATTGTTGAACGCCAGATCCACACCCTTGAGGCAGTCTGTTGCATCGGCAAATACCGACACGCCAAGTCCCACCGTGGGGTCAATGTTGTTCTGGATGCTCGGCGTGAGGATCGAGAACAGCGGAACGCGAGACATGGTGTGTACCACCTCGGGACAGTTTCCAAGGGGTACGTCAGATCTCACCAGACGTCCGTCCACTCTTCTGTAGAACTCGTTTGAAATAACGTATCCGTCCTCCTCCAAACAGTGGATCTCAAGGTAGACGTATTCTTCCCCTCTGATCTTGCCTTCGGAGACAAACGCCGCTTCAACTATCTTGCCGTCTCTCACGCTGAGGGGGATGATGTGAGACGCATCCACAAACTCAAAAGCAAATGTTGCCTCAGAGGGGATGATCTCGCCGTCCTCACCGTATGCGCCTGAGATGCGAAGTATTGCCGCGCCCGTGCCCAGGGCAAATGCCTTCTCCACAAGTCGGTTTGCGTTGCTCATGAAGTCAGTTGTTGAGAGCACCTTGCCGACAAACTCCCCGCCCACCTCATCGCTGACAGAAATGGCTGTTCTGTCGTTGAGCAGGAGGGATGCCCAGTCCTCGGCAATCTTCTTCGCCATGTTCATTCGGTACAGCTCGCGGCGGATGAGTCTGCCACCTGCACCGTTTTCGGTAAACTCGTGGAATGAGCGATTGTAGCCCTTCCACCACGCTTCCCATTCGTCGATCTTTTTGTAGTACAGAACGTTTGCCGCACCCTCACCGAATCTCTCGGCTATGACCGACAGAATTTCTTCTCCTATCATATTTCCTCCCTAAAATCAATTGATCTTTCCCATGTACCGCTCAATGGAGTACTCCATGGCATCAAGTATGTCAATGTCGGAAGTGAAGTTGTCAAGTCGCTTGTCTCCCTCACTCTTTTCATCCCACACCGCGCATGAGAGTCCGTCACAAAGCAGTTCACAGTCCTTCAGCAGATGAAATTTCCCTGCAGACATGAGGGAAACCACGAAGGCAATTCGGTCACAGATAGGACGCTTGGCAGAGTCAACCACAGTTACCGCGCAGTTGTCGGGATCTCTCGCTAAACTTCGTCTGAGCCCGTTTATCAAATACTGGGCCTCGCTGTCGGCAAAGACGTATTTGATGTACACGCCCTGCCACCGCTTACGAATAGTCCCGAGAAAAGACGAAAGCTCGCCGTTGATGCGTCCCGAGTCGATCTCACCCTTGCCTCCCGCTACCGCACGCTCACCTATCACGGTAACACCGCGATAACTGCCCGCTTCTCCTCGAAGAAAAGCGGTTGCAACAAAGGTGGTTTTCGATCTGTTGCCGCCAAAATCCACTCCCACAGTCACAAAATCAATGTCTGACGCCGGGATATCATCAATGGTAAACAGTCGGGGATCATCCGCAAAGCTTCTGTAGATGAGTCCTTCTGCGGCGCACCGTTCACCGAGAATATCACGCCTGTACCAGACAGAATTTTTGTCGTACTGGGAGATGATCTCACGCATCCTCTCTTCACTCACCACAGGATTGTCGCGAATGGTAAAGTGAGCGTAATTGTAGTAACTACCCTCCCCCGTATCGGCAAACCTATCAATGTAGTCGCGGTAAATGAAGTGATTTGGGGACGAGGGGTTTAGATCCCAAAAGATCCTCCTGTCTCTCGCGGCAAGCTGACGGTTGAACGCCTCTTTAATGAAGCTGTCCGAGTGGAGATTGATCTCCGTGGCTATCCACATGCCGTATGAGTTGCCGCGGATTCGCTTGAATGAGTCTGAATTCTTCCCACCCGAGAAGATCACTATCCGCTCTCCCACGGGAGTCTGTACCTTCAGCGCATCATTCCCGCGATATTTCACCCATGCGCACCGTCCCTCGAAGATGTGCTCAAGCCCAAGGCCATTGCAGTCTCCGATGTTCAGCTTCGCGTTACCGAGAGTTGATCCGCTGGCAAGGTGAAACTTGTCGGGTGAGGCGTCAAGAAGCGCCGCAAACACGAACACGTTGTCGATAGTCTTGCCCGCGCGGACTGCACCCTCCGCTATGTTGACCGTGGAGTGGTACGCTCGCCTCATGTACTCTCTGTGACGGGTTCCGAAGATATATCCGCCACAAGATCGCATCGCAGTATCGCCACCCGCCACATTCCCACCCGTGGAATACTGCATATTTTTATCAGTCATCACCGAATATCTCCGCGCGGATGGAATCGATCTCGGAATCTACCGCCACAACACCACTGTCCTTTGGCTTTGCAGCCTGCATTTTGTTCCATATATCAAAGTAAAGCTTGATCGCCTGAATGTTGCCCTCTTTGGCACTGTCAAGCAATGAGCTCCAGATATACGGAGCATCAGCCCGTGCAAATCCTCTTGCCAGCTCGGATGCATATTCGGAAAAACTGCCCTCGCGTACCCATTCGGTGAACTCTTCTTCAGTCACACCGTATTGCGCGATGATCTCATCCGCCCGCTTTCCGTATCTCACCATTGCGTGAGCAATATCCGCCTGGCGCTTGGTTATGCCGTGCTGTGCGACACTTGCGTCTGTCTCACAAAAATCTGTTTCTTCCAC